GGCCAAGGTGAGTTGCGAATCCCATGATGTAGTCCTCAATCTGCGCCTACTGTCCTTGAGGATGCCTGCCAAGCCAGTCAGTAAGCTGTTAAAAATTCTTGGTGGTGTGTTTGTACCACGTATTAAACAAAAAGAAAAGGGGGCTTGTGACCCCCTTTTCCACTCTCATCAGGACGCGCCGGGTGAACCGAACATGCCCAATGGATCAGACCAGCCGAAGCTGTAACGCTCACGAGACTTGTAACGCACGTTACCAGTATCGAAGTCACCGTCCATGCTGTTTTGCAGGGGTGTACGAACGAAGTGCTTCATGCCGTTAGGCACATCGGTGGTGAGGTACCAGCCGTTGCTGTCGGTCAAGAAGTGGTTAACGGTGTAACCCTCGGGGATCGAACCGTTGTTCTTCAGAGCATTGATGTCGTTGTCGGTAGTACCAACGCGCAACTCGGTTTCGAGCAGGCGGGTAGCGACGAACATCAATGCTGGAGGAACGATCAGCTTCTTGGGTTTAGCAGCGATCAACAGGCCACGCTCGTCTGTCCAAGCGGCGATCTGAATCACGGCGGCTTCCAAAGAAGTCTCGTTCAGGTCAGCTGCAACGGAAGGAGTGTTGCTGTTAGAACCACCAGACACCAGAGTGTGATTGGTGCTGAACAGCGGAGCGCCGTCACCACCTTGGTAGCCGTTGTTGAAGCCGTTGTTGATAACGGCAGCGGCTTTCACCTGCTTGGTGTACGCCATAGCACGGGCCAGAGCTTTGGTGTAACGAGCAGACAGGCTGTCGTACAAGTTGTCTTCGATGGCCTCTTCGGTCAGCGAGAAACCCAAAGCGATGGTTTCGTGGTTGTAGCGTGCAGTCCATGCTTCCTGTGCATTGTCGTAACGAATGGCAGAACCTTCGTTTTTGACAGGTGCAGCAGAGAAACCAGACAGCTTGGTTTCTTCTTCAAAACTACGCTCCGAGGTTTCGGTTTCGTAGATTTCTTTGTGCTCTTCGCCGTAACGGGCGTATTCCAGACCGAACAAAGCGTTCAGACCGGGGAGCAACTCTTTCAGTAGTTGGGCACGTGAAATAGCCATGATTTACTCCTTAAGCGGCGTAGTAGTTATGAACGCCGAAGTTCAACTTCACCAGAACTTCTGGAGACTGAACCAAGACAATCGTTGCACCAGCCGAAGGCGTAGTGGTCACAGCAGCGCTGATGGTCAGCGTAGTGTTACCAGTGGTGGACACAGTAGCGGCAGTAGCCACGTTTGCGCCAACGCCAAGCTGCTGGAGCTGACCACCAACCAATTGGAAGATGTCAGTGCCAACGGGGATCACTTGACCAACGGTCAAACCAGACACAACAAACGAGGTTGTGGTGGTGCTCACGAAGGTAGCGGAAGTGGTGATTTGGGTATCGGGCACAAGACCCAAGATACGGAAAGCGCCACCGGAACCCACAGCAGTGGTGGTGTTTGCAGCAACCAAACCAGCACCAGAGTTGCCAGTAGTGGTGTTGCCCACAGGAGTGTTCTCCACAGCGTTCAAGCCCACCATAGCGGAGGGGAACGAAGAGATGACGTTGGAAGAGGACGAAGCCACTGCCACCATCTTGAACACGGTATCAGGATCGTCAGCGACGATGGCCTGAATATCACCAGCGGCGGTGCTTGCAGGATAGTACTGCGAGAACAGCTTTTGCTTGGTGGTGGGGTTGGTATAAGAACAACCCAAGAAGACACCAACGGTGCCTTTAGAGGTCAAGCTAGTGTTAGTAGCCGCAGGGATAATGCAACCAGCGGTAGAGCCGGTAGTTCCCAGAGTCACCAGATCGCCGTAGAAAATGTTGGTGCCGTAGTTGTACGCAATAGGATACTGACGAGTAGAACCTGCGTAAACTTGGCCACCAATCAAATTCTGTGGCAGCACACCATAAGGTGCCGATACAGTAGGATAAGCCATATTAAACTCCGTTAAGGATTAAGAGCCAGAACCAAAGCTACTTGAGGATTTCCGCTCTTTAAAGATTGGCATCCGTGGGTCGCTTTGACGCATCAAATTGTTGTCTACAGCCTCGGTCTGAGCTTGTGTCTGCTTGGCGAAAAACTCGTTTCGCTGATCCACAAATTCTTTGGGAGTCTTGCAAAGCAACAATCCGCCGATCTCAACATTGTCCTTATAACGGGACGCTGGATCAGCTAACAGTCTAAATTTGGGTTGTTCCTCAATCGCCACGGGTTCCCAACCTTCACGCATTTTGGACGAAAGGTTACGGGGGTCAGCCGTATTAAGCGTTGAGACACGAATCCAGCGATAGGCATAACCGGGCTGTTTGTCTGGCTCGGGTAGCAATTCAGGGTTAGACCACTGCTTGGGTCGCTCTGCTATCACACGTGTTTCTAGTTCTCTTGCGAGTCTATTTTCAGCCATTTCGGGCCTCCTTTAAATACTCCTTCACATACTGCTCAGGAGTGATACCCAGTTTTTTGACTAGGTTAAGTTGGCTCTGCTTCAGTTTGACCTTGTTGGGGGACGTACTGCGCGTTGCCGGGGCCACAACAGTCGCGGGTTTTGTCCGAGGCTGTTCACGGCTAGTTTGTTCTTCTTCCTCAATACCAAAGGTATCAGGGAATCGTTTACGCATTGTTTTGTCTAATGCGTTGTAGTATTCATCAGAACCAACCACCACACCATTCTCCTTGAGTTCTTCATGTAAACCCAAGGCATAAGCGGTCATACCTTTATTTTTACCAAACCAAGTGTTACGTTCTTGCCACGCTTCAGCTTTACGGTCAGGTTTTGGTACCGGTTGATACTGTTGTGTAGGTTGTACTTCATATTTTTCCTCTTGTAAAGAGGGCATTTTGAAGTTTTTAGCCTGCATGAGCTTAAGGTTAGCTTCCTGCAACGCTTGTTGGGCTTCTAATACTCGGTCAGAATCACCGGCTTCATAGGCTTCTTTGTAGGCTTTTTTAGCCATACTAAGTTCCATTTCGGCGGCGCTTTGGACTGTTGAAGCGTATTCTTTCTCCCCATTGGAAAGAATTTCTTTAATCCGTTTGTTTTCTTGTAACAGCCTTTGAGCTACGCTAATAGCCTCTTGCTGTTCACGAAGAGCGGCCTCTTTTTCCCTACGCTCGTCATGCCAAACCTTACGCATCTGCTTGAGTTTGGTTTTAACGGTTTCATCGTAGTTGTCTAACTCGTCTTTTTCCAGTTCCTCAACCAAAGGTTTTGGCAACGGTTGACGGCCACGATCTTCGACAGGTGTATCGTCTTCGATTTCAATTTCGATTTCGACGTTCTCATCGTTTTTAGCTTCTAAGGGTTTACCCTTATCTTCCTGCTCAATTTCGTCAGGAAACTTAAATTCGTCTTGTCCTAAAGGCATTTTGTGCTCCTTTATTTACGTTTAATACCACGGGGATCATCCACCACACCTTCAACGCTATCGTCATTAATGATGCGGAATTCGCGGCCATGAATAACCAATCGTGAACCTGAGTAGGGTTTTACCAAAATAAAATCTCCTTGCTTGCACCAAGGGCCGCTAGGAAATCTACTTGGGTCTTTGTAGCAGTCAGGGCCAAGATCAACAACAAACAAAACGGTTGTGAGCGTTTCTTCGTTGCGGATAGTCTCGTCTGCTTTAATCAAACCGCTGCCTTCATATTCTTTTTCCACTTCTGGGATGGCGCAAAGAATGCGATAGCCCGACGGCTGGGGTAGTTGTTTGCCTTTTTCCTCTGCGGTGGCAGTGAAGTTGTAGGCTCCCACAACTTGGGGGTTGTTGGCGTCTGTAGCCAACAAAATGGATTCAGTCATCCGCGTTCTCCAATCGTTTAGCAAGGTCTGTGATGATTAAGCAAGCGGCCTCCAGACCCCGAAGTTGGCCGCATACATACTTGTACTCCTCAAAATCTTTACAGTTCCCGCGATGAACAGCTTCTTGAAGCATGCTCATGCGTTCCTTGTACTCATTCAAAAGGTACTCCAAGTTCTTGTCCATTACTCACCTCTTGTTGGTTTGTTTAATGTTTGACGAATATGTTGGCGCTCTTGCTGTTGACGCCCCTGTGCTTCTGAATGTTTGTCTGACAGATGTTTAATCACATCTACACCCAAGTTCATCATTTCTTGTTCGCGGTTATGCCGCATTTCTGCTGCGGCTTTCATAGCGTCCACTTGGATACGTTTACCGTCTGTGGCCTGTTGTGACGCAATTCGCTGGCGTTCGATCTCTTGCTGTGCCTGTTTGAGGGCAATGTCAGCCTGATCCTTCTGTGCCTTGCGTTGTTGGTCAGCTTGCTTAATCTGCAACTCTTGCATCTGCATTTGAACCAGCGGGTCTTGCGCTTGTTGCTGGGCTTGCTGTTGTGCAGCCTGCTGTTGATTACTCTGCAACAGACGTTGTGCAGCTTGTGCCAACATGGGAGACAGACGGGCTTCCACTTCGGGATTCATGTGCTGCTCTTCACCCGACTCATTTGTCTGCGGTGGCAACGGCATACCTAACTGCTGCTCGATCTGACGGCGGTACTCGAAGCCCAAGTGCTCGTTGATGTGTGCCATCATCGCGGCCTGCATCTGCTGCGCCATTGGGTTGTTCTGGAGCAATGCTTGAATTTTGGGGTCTTGCATTGCCGACATATGCACCGTGATGTGCGCTTGGTGATCTTGGTACAAGAACGCTTTGACGGGCTTACCAGCCAGCACGTTTTGGTTTTCTGTTACTGGGTCAGACGGCTGCATATCATCATCCATCGGCACCAGCTTCTCAGCGTCCTTGATACCCAACACCTCCAACATCTGACGATGCAGCAACGGCAAGTTGTACAACTGAGGTGCGCCTTGAGCCAACTGCAATACAGCTTGGTACTGCACAATCTTCTGCGCCATGGTGGACGCATTTGGATCGCTGACCGGAATCACGTCCACGTCATCGTAGTCACTGCGCTTGGCTGTGCGACTACCTTCTTCTGGCTCGTAGTCGTAATCTTCGGGCGTGTATGCAGCGATGATGTCTTTGAGCAAGCCAAGTTCCTGCTTCATGCTGTAGTGAACACGCGCTTGGATAGCCGACATGTTCTTCAATGTGCGCTCAAGAATTGCCAGTGTTGTACCCACTGGGGCTTGCGCCGACATATCGCTAATTTCAAGATCAGTAGAGTTAGCCGCACGGCGACCTTCTTCAACAATCTTGTCCATTAACCCAGCAAGAACTTGTGACGGCTCTTTATATGGCAACGGCAACAAGTTGTCACGTAATGTACCGCTAGGCACATCAACATCTCGCCATTCGCCGGGAGAGATGGGGGTATCGTCACCTTTGACACGCATACCGCGAGTCTTAAAGCCACCGGGCAAATTACTTAAAGTACCCGCATCAACAAGTTGACGGATGAGCGAAGTGCCTGATTTGGCAAATGCACCGATGAGGTGAATCAGACCAAAATAGTAGAAGCCAAAGCCCGGTACATAGCCGTAATGCACAAAATGCTGGCGCTTCTGGTATGTCTTGTCGTCAGGTTCCCAGTTGCGGCGAATAGCCAAAACTTTGCCTGATCCCTTTTCCAAAGTAACAACATACGGCAACATGATGCCGGTTGCTTCGCCGCCCTCTTTGTGCTCAAACCCTTTGAGGTTTAAGTCCACGTGCATTTCCAAAACTTTGTAACGCTCATCAGAAGTAGCACGGAAACCCAGCTTCTCGGCAATTTTCTTTTCTACTTCGTCTAAAACATTATCAGGAGCGCCAAGGTCAATGTCCCGGTAAAACCCGGCCACTTGCAACTTAGTCAACTCGTTCTCGGTCTTACGCATCACATGCGTTACACGCTCGGCAGACTCCAAATTACTTGCGCCGTAAGGCACCACAATATCTTCTGCGGGTACAAAAATAGAAACTTGGCGATCCAAGTTAGGGTCAAAGTAAACCTTCTTAAACGCATTACCCGACAGACCCAAGCCCCACAACATGCGCTCATGCTCAGGGCGGTACTCTTTCATCTCAATCGTCAGCTTGTAGTTCATGTCATCTTGAACACGAACTGCCGACGCCTTTTTAGCCGGAGTCTCCCGACCAATAATTTTTGTCTTGACCGGCCCAGCTGCGGGGAACGTAGACATCATGGTCTCACTCTGGAACTTCACCAGAGCTTCCGACAACATGGGGTGATACACACCACACGCGCCTTCCCACGGCTCCGAGCGCTCCTCGATTTTCATTCCGAGCAGCTCAAGACCATCTACATAAGTCTGCATCCAGTCTTTACGTGAAGCAATGTCATCACCAAAGTCACTGATAAGTTCACTGGACAAAGACTCCAAATCTTGTTCGGACATTTCTTCTGCAAGATTGGCATTGAAATCGTCTTCTTCCCCACCCGGCTCCATGTGGATGTCTAAATCCCCCACACTAATGTCTACCGATTCCGGGTCTTCGATCTCAATTTCAATACCGGGCGCTTCGGCGTTTTGCGCCATCAGTTCCTCAATCCCTTGCGGGGCGGCATACAGTGACTTTTCAATTGCCATGATGTGTCCTTAAATCAATTTGGTATTGCCAGCGTCTGGCACCATGCCGCCATTTGCAAACCCAAGCATGCTCTTGAGTTTGTCTGTGATGCCCGGCCCTGCGGGTTCTTCTACACGAGTGTAGGGTGCAATGTCACGTGGGTCTAAACGAGTTTGGCGTAACCCAGTCACAGCGTTGTAGGCTTCACGAACACTCTTGTCCTTGAACATTGTTTTACGCAACTCGGGGTCTTTTGTCAGGTCAACACCCAACGTGGATTCAGCACCGGCTAATGTAGCCAAAAGTTCATGCAGTCCAACACTGCCATCTCTTCTGATAAACCCTTTATCCATGTACCCATCTGAAATACCGTACTTCTCTTTTAGGTACGGTAAAGACTCCGCCAACCCATTAAGAAAACTTGCGGTTCCCAAGTATGGTTTGGTACCGCTTTCTTTCAACAACTCTTCAAACTTATCGCGGGTGGATTGAGAAAACCCAAGATTTTGTCGCGCCAACAAATGTTCGGTTTCATGGCCAATCGTATGGTTGTCTGCGTCGGGCCTAACAAATATATTAGGCTTCATAGTCCTGTTGGACATTTCATTTTTTAGGGCGTTGGAGTTCAACACAAAGCCAAGTGAATTAGTGTCACTTAAAAACGGCATGTCTCGAACAGTTAACCCCGGGATGCCAGCAGACGTATATGGCATTGGCAGGCTAGTCACCCGTACAGGCGCACTGCTTTCATGAGAAGGCAATCTATTACGCGCCAAGTATTCTCTTGTGGTGTCGTCGTATTTCTCGTACTTTCTGTTGTCAGCCATGTTTCACCCCTAATAGTACGGCTGCTTCCTACGGAACTGCCGTGGGTCATCTTCTTCATCGGACGCCAACTGAATAAACCCACCGCGCCGGTAGCGCAGCAGTGCTTGTGTCATGGAGTCCACCAAGTCGTCATGCTCACCCGAAGGAAAACTGGCGACCTCTTCAATTAACTCTTCTGCCCAGTGCGTATTAGGCACCCAAACGTGCCCAGATGCAAATATGTCAGCCACTGCATTCAAACGCGCTATCTTATCGTTACCTTTACTAGGTGTGAACTCCTGCACGGGGATTCCCATTGACCGCAGCTCAAATATCAGCGGGGAACCCGCCGCCTTGGCTTCAACAATCAAACTGTCCACTTCCCACTCTTTGAACTCCTCCATTGCCCGCTGCTTCAACTCGGGGAACTCCATACGCTTTTTAAACGCATTGAGGAGAATCACATTAGATCGGGGGATGCCACGGTCATCGTCTTTATAGAACACACCCCATGTGGTGCATGCCGAATAGTCGGCACGTTCTGACTTTAGGAACGCCGTATCCCAAGACTGAATCACAAACTCGTATGGTGGTGGCTGGTCATCTTCCCAAATCTGCCACCATTCACGCTTCACAATAGCCGACACATCTGATGTCGGCTGCTGCATGTACTGCGCCATCCATTTGCCGTTAGGCAACTCTTGTTTTAGCGCTTGTAACTCAGACAAACTCCAAAACTCAGGCCACAATGGCTGGCCGCTGGGCATAATTGCAGGAAATTCGATCACTTCCCACTCTTCACCACTACGTTGTGCAGCGGACTTCAATACTTGTGCGGTTAAGTCTCGTTTAGACCACCTTGTCATCACAACCACAATAGAACCGCCCGGCTGTAGACGCTGACGGGGGCCAGATGTGTACCACTCATACGTCTTGTCGTAGATTTCCGGGTTGTTTTCGGCCAAAGTAGCCTCTTGCTCCGAGTGTGGGTCATCAATGATGAGGATGTCGGCACCTTTACCCGTCACCGCACCGCCAATACCAATAGCAAAATACTCACCACCAAAGTTTGTGTTCCACCGGCCTGCGGCTTTTGAGTCAGATTGCAAGTCTAAAGCTGGAAAAATACGTTTGTAGTTGGGTGAATCCACCAAGTTACGCACTTTTCGGCCAAAACCCACCGCCAATTCGGCAGTGTGGGAGGTCTGAATAATTTTTTTGCCCGGAAACTTGCCAAAAAACCAACTTGGCAGCAGGTATGAGGCAAATTCTGACTTGGTATGCCGTGGTGGCATGTTGATGATGAGCCTTTTACACTCGCCCCGCGCTACCCGTTCAAACGCACGGGCCATTTTCTCGTGGTGCCGACCATGAATAAAGTTAGGCCACATCTCGTTGACGAACACCATGAAATCATCAGACGCTTTCCCCCGCAATTTGCGGGTGTTTAACTCGTCAAGAATCTCTGTAACGGTTTGCTGCTCGTCTTTTGGCAGTCGGCTAATCAGTTTCTTCTGCTGATCAACAGGTAGCGCCTGAAGTTTCTCCAGAACTAAACTTAACGGCGACTTATCTACCACTTCACTCATCGTCAAGGCCACTTAATTCATTACCGGCCAACCCCAACTCTTCATCCACGTCGATGACTTGCACCGCTGGAGCGTTGTTGAGATACCTTTCCTCGGGAATTTCAATGGCTTTGGCTTCAACATCAATGATGTCATTCATATAAGCAGACAACTTGTTGGCCAGTTCTGCTTGCAGTTCTTCAGTAGACCGGTGTGTGACGTTGATTTCCACACGTTCTGCAAACGCACCCACGTCGCTCATCTTACCTAGAAGCTCTAACGCCTTAAGTTGCACCGACTCCTTAGAAGAATCTGTCAACATCATCAGCCGCATTTTCACGTAGTTGCGAACTTGCGCGGCGTTTCGCACGACTTCTACATCGTACTCATCCAGCATGGTCTTGAGCAAAAGCGCCGTAGCTGGACTTTTTATTTCTATATCCGCATGAGGTGCTTCAAAAAATTGAGCACGTGCTTCTTTTCTGTCTTTGGGGGTAGGTTCGGGAGGCTGCATCCCGTTGGCGGTTAAAAACTCAACCGTGCCAAAAGCAATTTTGGCTTTTTCATGCAGACTTTTAGCTTCTTGCGGGGTAAGCGAAGAAGGTAGTGGGATGTCTAGTTCTGGTGTAACGAGCATCATGGCGCGGTTTGTGGCTCCAATTTGTGCGAAGTGTACACGCTTTTTTAAAAATTATATATGGGGTGGGGGTATTTCACATACAAAGATGTTGGGGGGTGTTATCTATATTGGACGGGGTTAACGGTTATGAAAATTTGCACGGGGTAGGGGGGTCTTTTATATTTTTCGTTTTGTTTGGTTGTGCATATTACAGTGCATAGGCCCGCCCCAAAAGACCCGGCCGAATCTAGGGGGTGGGGGGTCGATCTTCCCACGGTGGGAAATTGTGATGCCCTAGGTGTCAAGCCCGTGCTATCCCGTGCAATCTGTAGCTACTTGTGGTGTAATTCATTCATGGATCGGCGAGGTGCGGTCGATTCATACTTACCTTAACAATCTGCACATTGAAAGGGACATCATGTCCAATGCAATCTCTTACGCAGCACAAGCTGCTTCCGTGGCTATCAAATTGGTTGAGGCTAAAGGCCATGACGATAAGGCCACATCTTTGCGTGACAATGCCAACAAAGAAATGGCCGTCATGCATAAGGCCAAAGTAGTGGTCGGCCGCTACGGTACTTGTGCTACTGCAACATCTTTTGTTGACACTTTGGTTGGTGCTGGCTGGGCAAAGAAAACTGCTCAAAACTACTTGTCGCTGTTCAAAGAAGCAGTGAAGACTGGTAAGCCGGTAACTGATTGGGGTGGCACCAAAGCAGGCGGTCGCAAAGCAGTCAAGGGTAAAGCACCAAAGCAGGAACGTGAAAACCCTGCGCTTGATGCACTGTTCAAGATGATCAAAGCAGATGAAGGTCTCGACATCTTGGCTGCAATTGAAATTGCCTACGATGATGATGAGGGTTCAATAACTGAAATTGTGATTGAGATGCTCAAAGCAGAAGGTTACAAGGTCGAATAAGACCTGACTCTCGAAGCCCTGACCGAAAGGTCGGGGTTTTTTTTCGCCCTGAAATCAGCCATAGGCTGATTTTAATTGTGTTGACGTTCTCACGTCAACAACTTTTTGAGACCTGTTCCCTCGACGCGGGCCGCAGGCCGTACTTTCCACACACCAAAAGAAGTTGCCACGTGTCATCACACCAAAAGATGTTGGCCACATAAAAGCTATGTTATTTCCCACAGTGGGAAATCGTACAAAAACATATTGATACCTGTTCCCTAGATGCGGGCCGCACGCGGTTGTATCAAATAGGGCTACGCATAGCAACATCCCACTGGTTGGAACCAATTTCCCACGGTGGGAAATGTCCAACGGATACAAGGCAGTGCTGCATGTGATTAAATTCAATTTTTCTGAAAAATTCTGCACGCACAGAATTTTATAAAGCCCAATGAAATCAAGCACTTACGCACGGTTTTCCCCCTATTATTCTATTATTCTCTAAAAAATATATATGAAGAGACAATTCTCAAAACTTCCCTATTTCCCCTGTTTTTAGGTTTTTAAGCGTGTTCTCTCACGCCCTCTGCCGTATTCTCCCGCTCACACTCAAAATCACAGAATTTTGGAAAAAAACACCAAAAACCTCTCGCAACCCGCATGCCTATTGGGTTTGCTTTTTTCTGTGCTCACAGAATTTTTGAGAATAAAAGGAAAAAAACACTTCCCATTACTCCCGTATAACACGCTATACCAACTTGACAACTAAGACAGTTTGTGTTAAGATGTAGGCTGGTTGGTTAGATTAAGAAATGCAGGCATCGTCCTCGCCTTTCGCCTATCCGCCATGCTCTTTAACAACATGCCAAACCAGCGATTTCCCACGGTGGGAAATTGCAAACTAAACCGCCGCTTGCTCGATGCAAGAAGCGCAAAGGTAGAAAGGTCTGTATGTATAGGATGGATTGCGAAGCCCACGATACATACAACCCATGAAACCTTCCATGCGTGAATAGGCGTCCCGTAGTCAGTCGGGGCACTTTGTGGTGTAAGTCAGTAGTGTGCCAAATCGCACCGAACAAGACCGATAGCAAAGCGCAAAGCCAAATAGATACTGCTTAAATCAGCATGAGCGTGAGTGAATGCTGGTGCGTGTGGGGTGCTCTGCATGGAGACGTGCAACAACCCTAACGAAGAGTATGTATGTGAGAGTGAGTGTTGATTTTATTTATTGATGGGCGGCAAGCCTGACGACACAAACCGAACACATACCAACAACTTCTAGGAACACGAGCCGTTTTCCCACGGTGGGAATTTGACCACAAATGGGAAATGGGAGATGCGTGAACGACAAACACTATCGCAGTTAGAACAGCCAACACTAAACAAACCGAAACATCAAGAAACTATAACGTGTAGCACATAGGGAAGAACCGAGAGGAACCGAACTGTGTGCTATGCGGTGGCAGTTTCGCCATCGTTTGAAATTTGAAACTCGAAAGGAAAGTGACATGAACAACGACAAGAAATGGGTAGTCACATTGTTCTTTGACTACGAGCCAAGCGAAGTGTTCGGACTGTTTGACAGTGAAGAGCAAGCCCTGATGTGGGCACAAACTCACAGTAAAACGTGGGGTGCATGCGTAGCCCATGAGTTACGCCAACCCGTGGAGGAGATGGTATGAGCGCAACAGACTGCCGCATATGCGGTGATGAAATTGACCCGCCTGAGAGGGCACGACTGACACCCCTGTGTTTGTGGTGTGGCGAGGATGCCGCACGAGCAGAGCGTAAAAGCTGGACGGTGGTGCAGGAGTACGGCAAGGGCGGGTACATGTTCGTCACACGTGACTCTGCACATTTGACGTTGAAACAAACAAACCAAAAGATATTGAGAGGTGAATAATTCATGAAACAACCTGAAGATACCCTAACGATGGACATGTGGGACACCGAGGACAAGCCCACTACATATACGTTCTACGTGGAGACTGAGACCGAGCGCATCGAATGGGATGGGCTGACGATCACCCGTGCCAAGCGCATGTATGCGGCAACGCAGTTCAACACACCACACAACATCAAGACCTACGGATGGAGGGCAAACACATGAGACGCGAAGAGCAGTTCACAACGGAGCAAATCAAATCCATACGTACCAACATCTTGTGGATTCTTCTCTACCTTGCCGCACTAGTAGTGCTGTGTTTAGACCTGTATGTGTGGCGGGCAGGTTGACATTCTTTGTCAATCTGTTATAATGTAGTTTGTGTTAGTTAATTTTGTTAGTAAGCAGACGTAAATTCCCACAGTGGGAAAACGTCACAACCTTGAAAGGAAATCATCATGAGTAACTTTGCAATCGACTTGGACAACTTCAGCGTGTCCAAACTCTCATCCTCTGCGCTGATCGTGAACCTCTCGCTGTCCGTATGGACGGGGCGTAAGCTGGACAAGCGTGTGTCCGAGGAAGTTGACCAAGCCAAATCAACCAAGACCCGTGCAGGTAACTACAACAAGAACCTGATGGCAGGTAGCGGCAAGCTGGAGGAGATCGGCAAGATTGCCAACGCTATCCGTAGCTGGTTGTATGGTGTGACCCAACCGTGGGGTGACAACGGTGATCGTGTGCTGAACATGGCGTACTACATGGAGTTCAAAGATCGACTCACAGACTACGAGCAGCAGTTTGGTAATGCTGTCAATAGCTTTCTGAATGACTACGACACGCTGGTTGCGGCAGCAGCGTTCCAACTGGGTGACTTGTTCAACCGTGAGGACTATCCCACACGTGACCACATTGAATCCAAGTTTGGGTTGCGCTACAGCATGACCCCATTGCCACAGGCGGGTGACTTCCGTGTGGACATTGGCGAAGCTGGCTTGAAGGAATTGCAAGCGCAGTATGAGGGTGTGTTGAAGACCCGTGTCGAAGGTGCTATGCAAGATGCTTGGGAGCGTTTGCATGACTGCCTGAGCCGCATGTCTGAGCGTCTATCCGATACCACGGATGCCAACGGTGAGAGCAAGCGCAAGATTTTCCGTGACTCGCTTGTTGACAATGCCGTGGAGATCGCTGGCTTGCTTAAGACATTCAACATCACTGGTGATGTGCGTATGGACGAGATGCGTAAGCAGTTAGAAGATGCCCTGCGTGGTGTCGATGCTGACTCTCTGCGTGACAGCGATACCCTGCGTGAACAGACCAAGCGCAAGGTGGACGCCATGCTGGATAAGTTCTCTCTGTAAGTGTGAGTGCGGGGCTTCTTCCCACGGTGGGAATTTGCCCTATGTTTGTGTAAGTAGTTTAATCAACCCCCCTGAAAGGAAATCATCATGTCTCTGTATAACTCTTTAACTCTCAAGCAATGTGCTGACCTGATTGCCGCAGTCGGTGATCAACAAACTGTCCTAGTGCAGGGCGAGATGGGCATTGGCAAGTCAGCCATCCTCAAGATGCTCAAAGCCATGCCTAAGTTCAAGGACTATTACTTCTGCTACGTGGACATCACTACCAAAGATGTTGGTGACTTCATCGTTCCCAAGATCAAGGACGTGGACGGTAACGAGGTGTGTGCGTTCATTCCGAATGAGGAGTTCGGGTTCCACTTCAAAGGTAAGAAGGTCATCATGATGCTCGATGAGATCGGCAAAGCCAAGGGCGGTGTGATGAATGCTTGCTTGCGTCTAATGAATGAGCGTTCGTTGGGTGTGTATCAGCTGGACGGTATCGTGTTCGGTACGACTAACCTTGCCATCGAGGGTGTGGGTGACAACATGCCGCCACATGCACGTAACCGTATCACGGTGGTACGTGCGGCAAAGCCCAATGCACAAACGTGGATTGAGGAGTTCGCTATCCCCAACGGTATCAACCCCGTCATCATTGGCACGGTTGCAGAGTATCCCGAGATGTTTGCATCGTTTGAACAGTACGAGAAGCCTGAGCAGAATACATACATCAATGACCCGCGTACTGTGCGTCAGTCATTCGTGACACCACGTTCTATGGAGCGGGCATCGTATGTGTATGAGCGTACCCGCATCTTGGGTGATGATGTGATGTGCCATGCGTTATCCGGTACGGTGGGTGAGAAAGCAATGCACAACATCTTGACGATGGACAAGCTCGACAGTCAGTTGGTGGCATGGGATGATTTGGTCAAGTCGCCCGAGACTGTGACTGTGCCAACGTCTGCTGCCGCTACATGTATGTTGGTAAGCAAGGCAGTGCAACGCATTGAACGTGACACTATCCAAGCGTGGATGAAGTTTGTGACACGTCTACCCAAAGAAGCACAGGGTTTGTTTGCTCGGTCAATCATGTCTGACAAATGCCCCAAGCGTCAGGTCGCGGCAACGAACACAGAGTTCGCCAAGTTCGCGGCAGATAACAACTATATGTTTGCTAAGAAGTCTGCGTGAGAGTGACGGGCATTTCCCACGGTGGGAATTTGCCCTACGTTTAACTAACAGGAGTTCACTATGTTTATTACTCAAGTCAATTCGTTAACAGCAACACAGCGTATCCATCGTGCTCATGTGGAGTTGATGGATAACCCACACACCCAAGCGTATGCTGGTGTGTTGATGGTCGGTAAGTACGAAGTGCGTGACGATGTACCTACTGCACGGACTAACGGTATCGACTGTCAGTACGGTAGCAAGTTCATCAAAGACTTGACTGACCCTGACCTGCGTGGGTTGATCATGCACGAGAATCTGCACAAGGTCTTTCAGCATATGTTCTTGTGGCAGCATCTTTACAAAGAAGATGGACGCACCGCTAACATGGCATGCGACTACGTGATCAACCTGATCATTCACGATCTGTCTGTGCAGACGGATGGGTTCGTGACATTGCCCAAGGGTGGGTTGTTAGACGAGCGGTTCCGTGGCATGGATTCATTACAGGTCTACAACATCTTGCGAGAAGAGAAGGACGAGGATGGTGGCCAAGGTAATGATGGTGAGGGTGGGGGCGAGGGAGAGGGCGAGGGAACAGGTCTCGATGATCACGATTGGGAATCGGGTCAAGGAATGTCCCAAGAAGAAATTGAAGAGGTCACCAAGGAAATCGACCAAGCGATTCGTCAGGGTCAACTAGCTGCTGGCAAGTTGGGTGGCAATCAATCGTTGGTGCTTGGCAAGTTGCTTGAGCCAAAGGTTGACTGGCGTGAACAGTTGCGTGAGTTCATATCGTCTACGGCCGCAGGCAAGGACATCTCCACATGGCAACGTGTTAATCGACGTTGGCTTCAGCATGATGTTTACATGCCATCAACTATCAGCGAAACGATAGGCCGTATCGTGGTGGCTGTCGATACATCAGGTTCAATCGGTGGCGATGAGTTGAACAAGTTCTTGTCCGAGGTGCAAGCCATCTGCGTGACGGTTCAACCCGAGAAGGTGGACTTGTTGTATTGGGACACCGAGGTGGCGGCACACGAGGTGTATTCGCAAGAGCAACTGGACAAGTTAACTTCATCCACTAAACCGGCAGGTGGTGGCGGTACTGCTGTGACATGCGTTGCAGAGTATCTGAAGAAGAATCAGATCAAGCCCGAGTGTGTGATCGTGCTGACTGATGGTTACATCAGCGGTGGTTGGGGTACGTGGTCTGCACCCGTACTGTGGACTATCGTGGGTGGTAACAAAGTGGTGCCCTCTGTGGGCAAAGTAATTCACATCGACTAATCATTAATAACTGAAAGGAAATCATCATGGAAACAACAGTAGATACATTCTTGAGCGACAGCTTTACGTTCAACCGTTTCAACAACCTTTACCTACAAGCGAAGCAGATGGGGCATCAACACTGGATTGGTGACTTCCCCGTGCATCCCAAAGCACTGGAGCTTTACAAAGCGTTCAAAGCCAAACGCTACAACATCGTTCCACGTTTGGACGCAAACATCATGTCCGTGCGAAACGAAGCATCGGGGATATGGTACAACGTGTGTGATGGCGTAGGCATTGCGTTTCCTGACGCACCACAATATGCCGCAGGTAAACTTTTCATTTCTACAACTGAGAAGAATGACGTTGTTTACAACGTGTATTCCAAGCGAATCAAGAACGAGAAGTTTCGGTTCAACAGCGATGGTTACAACACACGCACATCTAAAGACTTGGATAAGTTGTTGAAGGTTGCACTGAAGACACTCGTGCCCGTGGGCTTTGAAGACCTTAAAGAAAAATACAAACGCGATCTCGACACTGGCATTGGGCAAATCCGTGCTCCTGCACGTAACAAGTTGTATGAAGCAACGAGGGTGGGTTGCGATACGGTAAACACTGAAGTGGCAAACATGATTGCCGCAGGGTATCAACCTGTCACTAATGAATTCAGAGCGGCATTTGACTTGATAGCCAATGAGGGTGCAGAATTAAAGCGTGTCGTGAATTACAAGCCACGAGCTTGTTTCGTATGGCTCAAGCCTACCAGCTTGACGTACCGCTTCACAGATGAGAGTGCGCCAGCGATTGAATGCACTAACATCGAAGATGTGCCTGAGTTCATCCGTGATAAGGTGGCTGTGCTACAGATCGCAAGTGACGATACCGCTATCTTGGATGTGGGTGTTCGCATCTCAGCTACAACTTTTTGGGTGTTCGCATGATCACCAATTCATTCAATGATGTTGCCCCTGCGTTGGTGGAATCATTCGACAAACTAAACCGAGCGATGCGTACCAGCATACTCTTAAACGATTGGGCACAGATGTTTACGCAAGGTGTTATCAACAACAGAGATGTTCTACGTGTAGAGGTGAATGAAGATGATACGGTCAACATACTGGACTTCACATTACCTACCATCTCAGGGAGAACACGGCACAACATTCCACAAGAGGATGTGCCTACATGGGTTATGGAATCCATATCCATGCTACGTATAGCGCAGGAGGGTGACCTTGTGCCCGAGCTAGGGTTCAAAGTATCTGACACGCTGTATTACATCTTAGACAGAACAGGAGAAGTGAAATGAACACAATCAAAGTCATGAAAGAAACGTACCCTTGGATTCCCGCAGGTCATCCTGACTTCAAGTGGACAAGCGGTGCGGATGTGCAATCAACATGGCGCAAGTATGGGTGGTTACCGCCTAGCGGTAAAGAAACACCCGCATTAGTTGTGCCGCTTCAAGAACCTACGTGGTTACACGTTGCAAGGAAAACCAAATGAACGAACACGAGAGTAATCTATACGACCTATACGCAGGACTTGCGATGATGGGCTTGATAGCAAGGGAGTCAACAGGAGCATTTAATTTTGAAACGCATGACAAAGACCCGTGGCGTGTAGCCCAGTGGTCACATGATGTTGCAGAACAAATGCTACGAGTAAGACAGGAGAGACGCAATGCCAAAGACAAAGAAGCAGACACCGACTTGGCCTTTTCCGACAGTGAAGGACGGGAAGATAGTCATGCCGAAGGTGGTATCAAAACGCTCAAGAAAACCAAAACGCGATCTGAGTGACATAGAGGAAGCGCCACTATGAAGAAGTTACAACCTATGGAATGTAGGAGCTTATGGATTAGGTGCGGTGCTGACCCCTACGAGTTCTACTTAGCCATACTCAAATTACTTAATAAGGAGAGAGTGAATGACACCGGAGAGAAAAGTTAAGAACACAGTGGTTTCTATGTTGAAAGGGTACAAAGTTTATTACTTCTACCCAGTGACAGGCGGCTACGGTGCATCAGGTGTGCCCGACATTGTTGGGTGCTATCAAGGAAGGTTCTTTGCGATTGAGTGCAAGGCAGGGAAAGGTAAGACCACAGCGTTACAGGAGAAGAACATTGCACGAATCAAGGAGACAGGTGGGTTGGCCATCGTGGTGAACGAGGACAACTACGAAGATGTTGATACGTTAATGCAGCACATAGAAAGGAGTGCATGATGAACACGATTATGGAAGAGAAGATCAAACAAGCGTTTCAAGAGTGGAACGAAAAACCTAAATCCGAACCTAAACAGGAAGAGAGCCCCAAAGTGGAAAAAATATCTGCACATAAACACACTACAAATATCTTGATAGATGCTATCAAGAAGTGCCCCGGGATCACGGGTAAAGAGTTACGTAACCATGTCTTGAGGGTTAGTCCTTCAACCCCATCGAGCCATGTGCCAGCGATACTCAAATACCTTTTCGATAAGCACTATGTGAGGCGCGTAGAAACAACTGTAGGCAAAGACAACCAGCGTCAAACATTTGCATACACCGCACTGACTGATGAAGAGCGCAAAATCCGCAAGAACTTAGGCATCCGAAAATCTAGGGGGCGTCCTAAAAAAGTTACTACAAAGAGCGTCGTTCCTCTGGCCCCAGATTTTGTAGCTCCCGCTGTGGAACGTGTTGCCACACACCCATTGGCAGTCGGTTCCACGACCATGTTTATCACTATCCGCACCGAGGATGGCGCGAACTATTCGTTAGGCATCAGCGAAGCCAAGGTGATCTATCAACAACTCAACCAAATCTTTGGAGGTGTGAGATGAGCGAGATGACCTTGGGCGAGAAGTTACGTGCGAAGTTAGACGAGGGCTACAAACCTTCTCAGCTCAACCTACCACACGCCACATTCATACAGTTAAACATGCGTGTAGGTAACTACATGATATGGGACGTGAAGACCGAGCCTGATGCTTTTGGCATAACTTACTTACCTACGGGTGAGTTGGGCATGTTCAAAAAGTCGGAGTTTGAACCCTACATAGCAGCATTTTTTGGATTGAACTTTTAAGGAGAACGACATGAATGAACCAGCATTTCCACGAGCAGGAGATTTCAATCCTCAAATTGGCATGACCATGCGCGATTACTTTGCAGCTAAGGCACTACAAGGAATCATGGCATGTAACGGTGTCTATGAAAACGAAGAACAACTTGCGCGGTGGTGTTACGAACAAGCGGATGCCATGCTGAAAGCCCGAGAGCAATGAAAATCCTAACCATAGACTTTGAGACGTACTACACCAACGGTGACTTGGGCTTCAAGAAACAAACGACCGAGGAGTATGTACGTGACCCTCGATTCCATGTGATCGGGGTGGCGGTGAAGGTGGGTGATGGCGAGACTGAATGGTTCAGTGGGACACGCGAGGAGACGCACGAGTTTCTTTCACGGTTCGATTGGAACAGCAGTATTGCCATTGCCCACAACGCGCTATTCGACATGGCGATTTTGAACTGGCACTTCAACATCCGACCTAAAGCAATTGCCGATACGTTGAGCATGGCACGTGCGATACACGGTACTGAGGTGGGCAACAGCTTGGACAAGCTAACTACCTACTACCAACTAGGCAAGAAGGGCAACGACACCACGTGGGCTATCAACCTGCGCCGTGAAGACTTCACAGAGCAACAGCTTGCTCAGTATGGGGCGTACTGTATCAATGACGTGAACCTGACGTATGACTTGTTCATGACCTTGCTCCCGCAGTTTCAGAAGACGGAGCTTAAGTTAGTTGACACTACCATACGAATGTTCACAGAGCCGGTGTTGCGACTCAACGTACCGCTGTTACAGCAACATCTTGTAGATGTGAAGGGACGCAAGCGCAAGCTCTTGGTTGAAAGTGGTGCAACTGTGGACGACCTGATGTCGAATCAGAAGTTTGCAGAACTACTACGTGGACTGGGCGTTGAACCCCCCATGAAAATTTCACCGACCACGGGCAAAGAGACGTTGGCTATGGCGAAGAGTGACGAGGGATTCAAAGCGTTGGCTGAACACCCTGATGAACGTGTGCAGATTTTGGTAGCGGCAAGGTTGGGCAACAAAACAACTTTAGAGGAGACACGTACAGAGCGCCTGCTGGCCATCGCGGAAAGAGGTTTGATACCTGTTCCCCTCTCTTACTATGCCGCACACACCGGACGGTGGGGTGGTTCGGACAAACTGAATTTCCAAAACTTCCCGTCACGTGGTGAGAACGCTGGCAAGCTCAAGTCAGCCATCCTTGCGCCCGAGGGTCACGTCATCATTGACTGCGACTCATCACAAATCGAAGCGCGAGTGCTGGCATGGTTTGCTGGACAGGACGATTTAACCGAAGCATTTAGAAAGGGCGAAGATGTATACAAAATCATGGCATCGGCTATTTATAACAAGGATGTCGAAGCGATTGACAAACAGGAGCGGTTTGTCGGCAAGACTACGATCTTGGGTGCGGGATATGGCATGGGTGCAAATAAATTCCAAACGCAGCTCAAGACGTTTGGTGTTGACACATCGCTGGAGGAAACCCAACGAATCATAAGTGTGTACCGCGAGACGTACCCCAAAATCCCTGCGCTGTGGGCACAAGGTTCATCAGCAATTGCCGCAATGAGTAAGGGTCAAACTGCCAAGTGGGGTAACGGAGCGGTGGCTATCGGAGCGGGTGGCATTCTGATGCCAAACAGCTTATATCAACGCTACCCAAACCTCAAAAAAGTTAAAGACAAAGACGGAAAAGAGCAGTATATTTATGACTCACGCAAGGGTGTGACGAAGCTCTACGGTGGCAAATTGACAGAGAACATTTGTCAGGGTTTGGCACGTTGCATCATTGGTGAACAGCTTATACACATAAGTAAGCGTTATAAGGTAGTGCTAACTGTGCATGACGCTGTGGCGTGTATTGCACCAAAAGAAGAAGCCAAAGAAGCTATGGCTTACGTGATGGAGTGTATGCGTTACACACCTACGTGGGCTGAAGGCATACCACTGAACTGCGAGGCAGGATTTGGAGAGAGCTATGGAGACTGTTAAACAAACACCAAGACCATACGGCAAGGTATTGTCAGGGCACACCATACCTTACGGTACGCTTGCGGATGCACCTGTTGCACTGCGTAGTGCGTACTATTACCACTGGTACAAAGACGATGACATGATGCCCGAGTTGCCACAACCCCCGTCGGAGTATGTGGCGAATGAGACGCCTGATGACATCTTGTATAGAAAAGAGTTGGCAAATTCGGTTCGGGAAGTCTTATTTAGTTTGCCCCCGAGGATGGCTAAAGTTTTGTGTTTGCGGTTTGGTGTTGGGCTTACACAAGACTACACGCTGGAAGAAGTTGGCGTTAGGTTTGATGTAAGTCGTGAGCGTATCAGGCAGATAGAAGCCAAAGCCCTGCGGTATTTGAAGCACCCTCAACGCATAGATAAGTTGAGACAGGCGTTAAACCCTAAGACAACCGAAGAAGTAAAACAAGAGATTGCAAAATACAGCGACCGCAAAAAATGGGTGGACTTTAGAAACCTGACCGACTACCAAGAGAAACAAGCGAAGGTCAAAAAGGAGCGGGATGAGGTAAAGGCAATGCTGGGTGATACCGCATGGGTTGAGCATCTCAAACAAACAGACCCTCAAATGTACGCATCGTTTATAACGATGGTGAAAGATGTAATGGAACGCTATGAACAATTCTTTGGTTGATTACGCATACCCCTGCATGATGGCTGAGAAAGCCTTGAAGGAATTACACAACGCGATGTTGGAGCGTGACTACGACACTGCTCTGGAGCGGGCACTTGAAGCAATGGTAGAAGTGAAGCTGACCTACAACTCAATCAAACATATCAAAGAATCCACATGAGCAAAAGCCCCGCATGGAGTTACTCAAGCATCACATTGTTTGATCAGTGCCCTAAGAAGTATTACCACTTGCGTGTGGTCAAAGACATCAAAGAGCCTGAGAGCGAAGCAATGTTGTATGGCACTGCGGTACACACTGCGGCTGAAGAGTACGTGCGAGATGGCAAGCCAATCCCCGAGCAATACAAATACATGGAGCCTCTGCTTGAGAAGCTGATGAAGATTGATGGGGAAAAGATTTGCGAACTGAAGATGGGCATCAAGAAGGTGGACGGTAAGTTTGCACCTTGCGGGTTCTTTGATAAAGACGTTTGGTACAGGGGCATCGCCGACTTGCTGATCATTGATCGTGTAAAGAAAGAGGCACGTGTTATCGACTACAAGACCGGTAAGAGTAGCCGTTACGCTGACCCTAAACAACTTGCACTGATGGCAGCATGCGTGTTTGTGCATTACCCCGAAACTGAGTTTGTCCGAGCAGGGCTATTGTTTGTAGTTTGCAAGGACTTTATCCCCGTGGACTTTCCCCTCCACAAAAAGTTTGACATCTTTACCAAGCTAGATGAGGTGCTTGTTTCACGTGAAACGGCCTATGAAACTGGGGTGTTCAACCCCAAGAAAAACTTCACTTGCAAAGCGTGGTGTCCTGTATTAGATTGTTCACATAACGGAAGGAATTGACATGCCTTACAAGAACCCTGCTGACCGTAACGTCAAGCGTGAATACGAATTAGAGAAGCTACGCCCCCAAGCACACGAAGCGCGAATGGAGCGACAACGTGCAAGACGAGCAATCGACAAGAAGAACTACGACAGCCCCAAAGACAAAGATAAGACTGCTGAAATCCGCGAAGGCAAAGATGTTGCACATCGTGTGGCAATATCCAAAGGCGGTAGCAACAAGAATGGTGTACGCATTGAGAGTGCGTCAAAGAACAGATCGTTCAAACGTGGGTCAAACCACAAAGTGGTGTCCGAGACAAGCACGAAGGAACGCAAAAAATCGTGAGGTGTTCATGAAGTCTGCGAGGTAAGGTATGAGTGGTAGCAGACAGGGTATTTAAGATCAGCCCAATATAACCATACCAGTTAGCACCGCGCTCCCTTTCAGCGGGGGAACTAACCGAATGACACCCGTAAGGTGTCGCCTATAAGAACCTGACACACACCGTGTTCAGGACGTTTTACTTTGAAGAAAGAGTGACATATGACTTACGAAGAAGCTAAACCATTTGTAGAAAAACTCTACGACATGGCTATGTGGTATCACGCCAAGCCCAACGAGTTCAAGCGCAGGGTGTACGACATAGTGGACGACATTGCCAAGGCCGAGCGTGAGGCGTGTGCGAAGGTGGTTGACCATATCTTAAAAGAAGCTGGTGGCACATACGGCGATGCCATCCGAGCAAGGGGTAATACATGAGCATCACCGCAATGAAACAGGCGCTTGAGGCGTTGGAGTATTTATTAACGTACACAAAAGATCAAGACGATGAAAAGATTGCATGGGATGCCATCACCGCCCTACGCCAAGCCATAGAGCAAGCAGAGAAGCCACGAGAGAAGTATCCCGAGTGTTGGGCTACTCATGGCGGTTTGTGGATAGAAGCCCTTTACAAACACAACAAAGAGGAGAAAAACACATGACTGAAGACAAAAACAAAGTCATTGGCTTACGCCATGTTGAGAACGTACCTGCTGGCAAACCTTATGTCGTGGCTTGGTTTGATGAAGACGGCACGATGTACTGGAACGCTAAGGACGTTAATAACTACCAGCTTTCATACCTTGGCACACGGCTGTGCGTAGAAGCAGTGAGGTGGGGCAAAGATGAGTGACATCAACCTATTGCGCCGTGCGTGGGACACGCTTGATACGTTCAGACAGACATACCCCGAGAACTGGCATGACGAAGACGAGCAGCTAATGAAAGACCTGATTAGGGCAGACAATGTCTTGTCAGGTGTCAAACTAAAGTGGGTTGGGTTGACGGATGATGAGATGCAACAAGCCTGCTATGAGGTTTTTTCATACGACCCTTACGTCATTGCTAAAGCCATAGAAGCCAAACTCAAGGAGAAGAACACATGAAAACCAAAGAGGAAATCAAAGAAGAGATCATTGAACTGTACGGGGCTACGCAAGCCTTGGGCGATGCAATGAACATACTTCATGCACAGCGTATGCAAAAAACCAAACAACTGATGGCGTTGAATCAGATGCTTAAAGACATGGAGAGCGACGATGACCAAAGATGAACTGCTGGCGCTATTGCGCCTGTGCAACGCTGACCAGTCTGCTATTGATGCAGTGGAGTTGGCTTACGAGATGGGCTACAAAGCCGGACAAAACGCAACCCCAACAACTGAAGACAAAGAGACAAATGACTAATCCGTATTTTTGGGAAGGCACAAAGATTGTTAGAAGCCTTGATAACGATTTCAACTGGAGAGCGGGAGTGTCAGAAGAGATGCAAGACCACATGCGACATCTGAGGCAGTCGGAAGCGGGTAAGCAGAACTCTAAAAAACGTAGTGAGGTGGGCATCAAACGAGGGGAACCCTTCTACATCACACCCGCAGAGAAGCCATATCAGAAGTCTTTTACAACGTATAGCAAGGCAGTGCCAACGAAATTTAACGGCAAAGGCAAAACCGTTTAACGAGGAGTGACGATGCAGATCATAGATAACCGTGCCTTACTGCTAAAGGTACGCAACCCTGACCGTATCACCACGGTGATACCAAAGAGCAAGGTGTTGGCAGATGATGGCGAAGTTGCGGAGGTGTTGGTCAATTGGGATTTGGAAGAGTCCATCGTTTTGAAGAATCTCAAGATCAAGGATGTACCTTCACCCATCAACGCTACATACAAATGGCCGGGTCTCTATAAACCGTTTGACCATCAAAAAGTTACAGCGTCTTTCTTGACGATGCACCGGCGGTCGTTCTGTTTTAACGAGCAGGGCACAGGCAAGACAGGTTCGGTAATTTGGGCATCGGACTATCTGATGTCGAAGGGCATCATCAAGAGGGTGCTGGTTATCTGCCCGTTGTCCATCATGGATTCGGCATGGCGCAATGACTTGTTCAAGTTCGCAATGCACCGCAAGGTAGACGTTGCCTACGGCAAACCGGAGAAACGTAGGGAGATCATCGCAGGGGGTGCTGAGTATGTGATCGTCAACTATGACGGTGTGGAGATTGTTGCCAATGACATCGCCAAGGGTGGTTTTGACCTCATCGTTATTGACGAGGCTAACGCCTATAAAAATCCCTCTACAAGACGTTGGAAGGTATTGAACAACTTGCTTAAGCCAGACACGTGGTTGTGGATGCTGACAGGCACCCCCGCATCGCAGTCACCGCTGGATGCTTACGGCATCGCCAAGTTGGTTAACCCGCAGGGAATCCCACGGTTCTTTGGTGGCTTCCGTGATCAGGTAATGCACAAGATCAGTCAGTTCAAATGGATACCGAAGCTAGATTCGGAACAAGTTGTCCATCGTGCGCTACAGCCAGCTATTCGGTTTACAAAAGAGCAATGCTTGGACTTGCCCGAGATGACTTATGTAACGCGAGACGTACCACTTACTGCACAGCAAGAGAAATACTACGAGCTGCTACGCAAGCGTTTGATCGTACAAGCCGCTGGTGAGGAGATTACGACAGTCAATGCGGCAGCTAATCTGAATAAGTTACTACAACTATCCGGTGGCGCGGTGTATTCCGACACTGGTGAAGTGATTCAGTTTGACGCAAGCAACCGACTGGCGGTTCTACGTGAAGTAGTGGAGGAGTCTAGCCACAAGGTGTTGGTGTTTGTGCCATACAGACATGCCATCGAAGTAGTTGCTGAAGACCTACGTCAGCATGGGTTTCCGACAGCCATCATTCACGGTGGTGTATCAGCAGGGAAGCGTTCAGAAATTTTTGAGCGGTTCCAAACCAAAGATGACCTACGAGTGTTGGTCATACAACCACAGGCAGCATCGCACGGGGTGACCCTGCATGCGGCTAATACGATTGTCTACTGGAGTCCGGTGATGTCCGTGGAGACTTACTTGCAATGTAACGCCCGAGTGCATCGCGCAGGGCAGAAAAACCCGTCAGTGGTTGTTCATCTACAAGGCAGTGGTGTCGAGAAGCGCATGTACCGGATGCTGGAAAACAAGGTGGACATCCACAACAGAATCATTGACCTCTACGGGGAAATACTAAGATGAACAACGCTTGACATTGTTAAATTTTCGGCTATTATTTCAATCACAATATCAACAGGAGAGTGACATGACCGAGACAATATCGGTTGATAAACTCGTCGCCGCTTACATCAAGATGCGCGACAAAAGGGCTGAACTTCTACGCGACTACGAAGAAGTTGACGGCTCTGTGAAGGCACAAATGGAGCTTGTGGAAGCCAAGTTATTGGAACTCTGCAAGGAAATCGGTGCCGACAAACTCGGTAGCAAACACGGTACGGTAATGCGTACTGTGAAGACACGCTACTGGACAAGCGACTGGGAAGCCCTGCACAAGTTTATCTTGGAACACAAGATGCCTGAACTGCTGGAGAGGCGCGTCAGTCAAACTACCATGAAGCAACTACTGGAGGAGAACCCTGACCTCATGCCGGTAGGCATGAACATAGACAGCAAATACAGCGTAACCATAAGGAGAACCACAGGTGGAACTTGAAGCATCGTTAACCGTACCCGAAGTTGCAAAGCTACTGCGGATGTCACGGCAGACCGTTTACAACATGATCAAAGCGGGAACAATCCCACATTTCAGGGTAGGTGCCAAAGTGCGGTTTAACCGCGCTGACATCAACGCCCTTATGCAACCCAAATCTGTAACAACTGGAGAAACCAAATGAGTGAAATGACCCTGTTTTCTAAAGGCGGCAACAACCTTCCCGCACACCTTAAGAACCTGCAACTGGACGAGACAACCAAAGCCCTGATGGGTGGCGGCACTGGTGGCAAGCGTATCTCTATCCGTGGCGGCGTCTTCCGTATGATGGTTGACGGTAAAGAAGTTGCACAGAACGAAGACCGTTCGATGAACATCGTCATCGCGGCAGCTAATGCGAACGTATCAAGAAGTTACTATGAAGGCACATACCAAGAAGGCCAATCTACAGCACCCTCATGCTGGTCAAACGATGGCATCACACCCGACATCAAGGTCGAATCACCGCAAGCAAGCAAGTGCGCCTCATGCGCTCAAAACATCAAAGGCTCAGGCCAAGGTGACTCACGTGCATGCCGTTTCAGCCAGCGCCTTGCCGTCCTCTTGGAGAACGATATTCGTGGAGACATTTATCAATTGACGCTCCCCGCACAGTCAATCTTTGGTGCGGCTGAAAGCGGCAAAATGCCTCTGCAAGCATATGCTAAGTTCTTGGGTAGTCATGGTCTGCCCGTGACCGCCGTTGTGACCGAGATGCGTTTTGATACCTCAAGCGCAACGCCCCGCCTGACCTTCAAAGCCGTGCGTCCCTTGGAAGCTGAAGAGTTGGAAATGGCACAAGAGAAAGGCCGTAGCCCCGAAGCCAAGGCTGCGGTCGCTGCAACGGTTGCACAGATGGATAACGTGAAGCCAAAGATTGCCGCGCCTGTGGAGGAAGCCCCTGCCCCCAAAGCGCAACCCAAGGTAGCTGCTGAAACGGTCGAAGAAGCCGAGCCTACCAAACGCGCTAAGAAAGCCGCACCAAAAGATGTGGCTGACATCTTGGACGACTGGGCTGAGTAAGGTTACGGGGGGAAAGCAGATGCTGGAGTCGCTATGCACATAGCACCGAAAGACACAGTGCAGCGAGTACCCCCACCTATAAGGAGAGTGACATGCAACAAGATCATTTGTCGAGTGAGCCAAACCTAAACCCCGGTTTGGCACGTGACACTGACCCCGAGACGAGCCATGAAGCCGCCGAGTCAATTGATACCACCGAACTGGAGCACATCGTTTACGAAGTCATCAAGCAGTTTCCCAACGGGTGCATTGGTGATGACGTTGTGAAGATGTTGCCTCAATACGGCATACAAACAATTAGCCCACGTTACGCCCCACTGATTCGCAAGGGTTGGATTGTTGATACAGGCGAAAAACGTAAAGCACGTTCAGGTCGTAGTCAGCGCGTAATGAAAGTAGTTAGCAAAGACGAATATGAACAACAGAGGCTACTCTCGTAAATTTGTTGATGCCAACAAGACGGCAGACCCATTTCATTTGGGTGTGCAGCTTGGGCGCATCTGCATAGAACGCGACATTCCCGTACAGGATGTTGCTGATTATCTCAACGTATCACGTCAGGCGATTTATCTTTGGTTCTTGGGGAAATCCTTACCGCACCCCGATAAACGCAAAGTATTATCAGAACTGCTTGAGCGTCTAGCGGCTACATCCGCATCCTAACCTACCCCCGCCTGAAGGTCTATCGCCAGTAGACCGGATGGCTTTTTTGTCTAAAGAGCGAACATGACATCACGGACTAACTTTCTCTCCACCGTGCTTGCCCCTGAAGGTTTGTATTGCGTGGTTGGGTTGAAGAAGAGCGTGGTGAGGCAAACATTTGTAGAAACAGTTGATGAGATTGATGGCGTAGTTGATGGCCTGATTACACAGGGGTACGACACATACTTTGGTTGTGCCAAGTACCTGCTAGATACTGAAGGCCGCACAGCGAAAAACGCAAAGTGGTTCAAAGCATTTTGGCTTGATCTTGATTGCGGGGAAAACAAACCATACGCCACACAAGCATCCGCATTGGATGCCCTCAGACAATTTGTTAAAACAACTGGGCTACCTCGACCCACTATTGTCAACTCAGGGCGTGGCATACACGTTTACTGGACACTGACGGAAACTATTGGCTACAACGATTGGAAGCCAACAGCCGAAGCACTGAAAAAGTTTTGTGCTTCTTACAACCTAGACGCAGACCCTGCGGTTACAGCAGATGCCGCACGAATCTTACGCATACCCGAAACGCTGAACTATAAAGACAGCCCACCTAAACAAGTCGCTGTATTGGTAGAGTCGCAGCCCGTGGAGTTTGCACGGTTCAAGACGTTGATAGGTGTCGAAGATGAACCTGATGAACCCACTGGTTTGTTTGGCTCCGACACCCCGCCTCGTAGACCAATAGACGCAACGACTCGCGCTTTGATGGGTAACAGCGTATCAAAGTTTACGACCATCATGCGTAAAAGTATTGAAGGTGAAGGCTGCGCTCAACTGCTCCGCATCTACCGCGAACAAGATACTGTAGAAGAACCGCTGTGGAGGGCAGGGCTTTCTATCGCAGTCAACTGTGAAGATGGAGAAACATCCATCCACAAGATTAGTAATCAGCACCCTGAGTACGACCCGCACGAGACATTTAACAAAGCCAACGCACTACGCGACAAGCCATACAAATGCACAACCTTCACTGGCATTAATTCCGCACCATGCCAAGACTGCCCTAACAAAGGCAAGATCACATCACCCATACAGATCGGGGCACGTATTGCTGAAGCCAAGGCGGAAGACAACATCGTTGTGATGCGTAACGCAGTGCTTGAAGAAGATGTGACGGTTGAAATCCCCGAGTATCCGCATCCATATTTCCGTGGCAAAAATGGCGGTGTTTACAAGCGAGGTTGGGGCAAAGACGAGAAGGGCGAAGACCAAAAAGATGAATTGGTTTATGAGTACGACTTCTACGTAGTCAAAAGGCTAGATGACCCTGACACTGGGGAATCTTTGTGGATGCGTTTGCATATGCCCAAAGATGGAATCCGTGAATTTTCCGCACCGCTTTCCAGCGTTTTATCTAAAGACAAGCTGCGTGAGGTGCTGGCATTCCAAGGGGTCACTGCCTACAACAAACGATTGGATGCACTTATGGGTTACATAACAAAATGGGTACAGGAGTTACAACATATGTCTGAAGCAGAAAAAGCACGGCAACAATTTGGTTGGCATGAAGATGACACCAAGTTCATTATTGGCAACCGCGAAGTTACCGCATCAGGGGTTAACTACAGCCCCTCATCAAATGCAACCGCAGAAGTTGCCGCCTACTACACAAAGAAAGGTACGGTAGCAGAGTGGAAGAAGGTTGCCAACATCTACGCAGCGCCCGGCAATGAAGTACGTGCCTTCACCCTGTTCGCAGGTTTTGGGTCTGCGCTTTACAAGTTCACGAAATTAAACGGGGCAATCATTCACCTGACAAACAATGGCTCAGGAGTAGGTAAAACCACGATCCAACTTTTGGTGAATAGTATTTGGGGTCGCCCTGTTGAACCGTTGATGAACCAAGAAGATAAATACTTGGCGCGTATGCACCGTGTATCGGTGCTTGGCAATCTGCCCCCGACAATTGACGAGTTGACCAACATGCCTGACGAAGAAGTCAGTGCGATGGCTTACGCTATTACGCATGGTCGAGGCCGTAACCGCATGCAGTCGCAGACTAATGCAGAGCGTAGCAATTCACTGCGCTGGTATTTAATTGCGATTACATCAGGCAACAAGAGTTTGTACGATCAGTTGTATAACCTCAAAGACTTTCCCGAGGGCGAACTCATGCGGGTACTGGAGTTTGCAGTTGCCAAGAACGACAACCTCAGTAAGGCTGAATCAGATGCCATGTTCAACCCCATGTACGAAAACTTTGGGGTGGCTGGTGAAATCTTTATACGTTACGTGATCGCCAACCTGCCTGAAGTGCAACGCCTTTTAGCAGCAGTCCAACGCAAGTTAGATAAAGCCGCAGGGTTTACACAACGCGAACGCTTTTGGTCAGCAACGGCAGCATGCGCCATCACATCGGGCATCATTACCAAGAAGTTGGGTCTGCACGACATTGACGTATCGAAAGTTTATGAGTGGGCAGTTGCTACATTGAGCCGCATGCGGGTTGAAGTGCGCTCTGATGGCATGACCCCATTGAGCCGCATCGGTATGTTCCTCAACGAGAACAACAACAATATGCTCATCATCAACAGCAACGTGGACAAACGGTCGGGGCTTACCGAAGCGCCAATCCGTGAACCCCGTGGAGAGCTGATGACGAGATACGAGCCTGATAAGAAGTTGCTCTACATCTCTTCAAAAGCATTGCGTGAATGGTGCAGTGACAACCAAATCTCTTACAAGATGCTGTGCGAAGACTTGCAGAAAAACAAGATCACCACAGGCGTGATTAAGAAGAGTCTGTCCAAAGGTTCGGACATTGCGACCCCATCGGTGTTTGCACTGGTGATCGACTGTTCAGTAGCAACGGAGCTTGACCCCGAGGGTGAAGTCCAAACTAGCCATGACAATAAAGGCTGATGGCGTACCTGTTGTAATAGAATGGCATAAGTTTGTAGTAGGAAGTTCCTTCTACATACCGTGCTTAGATCGCCATGATGTTGCAGAACAAGTAATAGCCTACGCTAAAGAGCGGGGTATGAAAATAAAACTACGTTTTGTACTGGAGCGCGACATGCAAGGGGTGAGATTCTGGCGAATCATTTGACAGTGTGCTAGAGTTCGCCTAGCAACTTGTCACTCTCTCCTGTTAGTTGCTGTCTCCTTGAACCCCGACTTCGGTCGGGGTCTTTTTTTATTCGCCGTATGCTCCTGCTGCGGCTTGCCTCAGATACGGTGCCAGCTTACGGTCAAGTTGCACACCGTGATACATCTCTCTTGAAATGCGTTCGCGGGAAGCTACTGACTTATTCAGTGTGTCTTGGGTAATACCCAACTCGGGATACTTTGTACCAAGGTCAAACAACTTTTCTTGCGCGTCCATCATGCCATCGGTATCACCCTCCCGCATAGCCGCATAGTATTTCTTTAGTGCGTTTTTCTCTTGAGTGCGGATGGCTTTGGCTTTGCCAGTCATGTACGCATTTTCTTCGTACTGCTTCATCAGGTCAGCGGGTGCAAAACCTAATATCTGCATGGCAGCGTTGTAACCGTTCACATCTCCCACTGCATCACCACGCAATGTATTAGCACCTTCATTTGCGTATCGGATGCTCTTCATGATGTTACGCAGAGACACAGGCAGCATAGCCTCAATGCCACGCTCAAACTGGCCCTCGGCCATCAGGTCTTTACCCCGCAAGATGCTGTCAGCAATTGAGTACGGAGCACCAAGCACCCCCTCCACAAACTGAGACAACGCACTTGCGTCGGCTTTGCTACCTTTTTGCTCACGCCACAACAAGTCTGTCCAACCCACACGATCAGCAACACTCAGGTTAGTCAGGTAGTTAACTGGGCCTTTGTACGCAAAGTCACCAAGGAATCCGCGCATGACAGTATCAAAGTCATCATCGTCATCGCCTTGGAACATGTTGTAAGCCAATTCAGCCACCCAATACAAAGGTACGCCCTTCGCACCTGCGAACAATGCCGCCATGCCATAAATGCCAGCGAGTTGTTTACGTGCTGCTTTGATCTGCTCAAGCTGTTCACCTGTCGCACCTTTCACGGGGAGCGAACGCATCATGGTATCGAACAACATGTAGTACATGCTGAACGCATAGCGTTTGAACACCATCAAAACTTTTCCTAGGTCACTCTGACCGAGGCTAGGCCCAGACAGCGTACTACCAGCACCGTGCGAATACTCCACCATCTTCATGGCTTTGTTGATGGCTTGCGTTTGCTTTTCCGCATCAGACATCTTGGAGTTCTTTAGCTTCTGCATCTCCAAATCAAATGCAGCCACTGCGGTAATCTCACGGTTCATGCGCTCGGCGTGATGGAACATGAACGAGCCTACCAACGTAGTGATACGTTGTAGTTTGCCTGTGCTTCCGTACAGTGATTTGTTGTCGTTTTCTGAATACAACGCATCACGTGCTGTTGATGTAGTCAACATGCCTTGGGACTTCATGGCTTCAATGAGGGCACGATAGCGTTCAGCTTTGCCAGCATTGACCAAGTTCTCAATAGAAGTCATTGCCCTTTGATCAGAAGCCTCACCCGTCAGTTCGGTAACTTTGCGTGAGAAGCCACTGCCTGTATAAAGTTTGCGGGCATTGTTCAGTGCGTCACCAGCAGCTTTGAACCCATACTCACCACCCAATTGCGGGAAGACAATCATGGGAGTCTGCAACAAGTTGACCAGTGCAGAAGATACGTTACCGGCCAAGTTGTAATAGAACGCGCCGCTACTGGCAAACTGCGACAAATTGGACAGAGTGGGCTTCATCGCAAACTGGCGGCGACCTTCAAACTCTTTGAGAAGTTCCACACCATAGGTGTTTGCATCGCCACGTGCTTTGTTGACCGTCTCTTCCATCTCTTTCACAAGACGTTGTAGTTCAGGGCCATACTGCATCCGGGCCAATTGCCGCGCTGTGCCACTGCTCACACGATCAAACACATAAGCTGCGTTGTCGATGTAACCGCCAATACCGGTACGCTTCTGACGGCTCTTGAGGATGCTGGCCTCGGGCATGGACTTAACAACAAGTTGTATCAAGTCGTTAATCGCATCTTCACCGGCACCGTTGTCTTTCATGATCTTCATGATGTCGGCAAGCATCGAACCGGACGGTACTGTCTTGGTAGTCAGTTGATCAGCGCGTGAGTAAGCGTCAAAGTTAGTCGCGCCCTTGGCTTCCAGTTGCTTACGTGCAAAGTCACGCTCGGCTTCAGAGGCAAACGTCTGCTTCTCAACATCTCCATTGATGTCGTACTGCAACCAAAATGGCCCTTCGCGGAACAGCGGGGCATAGTGGTCAATACGCAGGGTGCTCAATTCAAACAAAATCTTTTGATAAGCAGATGCTGCCTTGGCTTTGTCACCCACCGTGGCCTCGACATTGCGCTCCAACGATTTCAAGAACTCATCATCAAGAGCTTTGTAAGTGGCAAACAAATCACGGTACAGTTTCTTTTCAGAATCTGTCAGCTTGTTAAACCGGGCATTGAACTGTTTCCACTGGGCTACCTTTTCAGGACTGCCTTGGTACTTGCTCAACGGAGCATCGGGATTCACATCTTCGCGGGTTGTGTCGTTCACCAGCGTAGACCATGCTTGATAACGGTCAGACTGACGGAACGCTTCAAGACGGTTGTGCAAAGGAATCATTGCCTCACGCAGCTTCTCCTGATAGCCAGCCATTTCTTCAATAGTGTTGGCAAATCGGACAGCACTGTCACCCAAATACTTCTTGGCAACATCGCCCAAAGCAAACAAGTTCAGCGACTTGTACATCAACGTGCGGCCCGTGGCACCTACTTTTTCCGCAGCTTTCCAAAACCCAACTGCACGTTCAGTATTCATCACGGGTTGCTTGCGGATGGTTTTGTTCATCTTTGTGAACATCTCCTGCACCACATTAGGATTGTGCAGTGACTGCGCGTACAAAGTTTCACCCGTGCGAGTCTCGGGTGGTGGGCTAACAATCTCATTGAGCATGCGGTCAATTGCAGTCAACGCAGTCTCATGCTTGGGTGGCAAACGGAACAACTGACGCACGGCATTGACCAGCCGCTCCCAACCAGTGAGCTTTTCGCCAGTGGGTTTGAACTGTTTCAGATGGCTACGGAAAGCATCATTACTCCACGCTTCGGCCGCAAACTCTTGTAAGTTCTGCGCTCCATAAGTTCCTTCAGTGCTGCTCTTCAACTGATTAAACAAAGTTGTCAGTTGGCGAGTGACTGGATGCGATGGGTTATCCAGCACGTGAGACATGGCAGCATGAGATGCCTCGTGAATAATCTCGTACTCACTAGCGCCATCACGCAGATACACAGTGTTGGTCTTTGGGTCGTACATGGACTTCTCAGCGCCATACACAACATTCACATCACCAACAACTTTAGCCAGCAGACGTGCAAAAAGTTCAGCGCCTTTAGACGAACCGCTTTCGGCCAGCGCGTTCAACGCACCTACCAAGTTGTTATTCGCTAACTGGTTCAAGACTACCGGGTGGGCCTGTGAATGTAGCGCGGCAAGCTCTTCGTCTGCCAACAAGTTGCCAAGATCGCTATCTGCAATGTTATCCAGATCACCATACAAATCTTCCTGTGCCAACTCGTTGGCTAGGCGTTGCAGGCGACCTTTTTCTTTACCAGCTTTGGATTTGGTGCCGTAGAACTCTTTGATGTCATCTTTGGTCGGTACATATTCGCCTTCAGCTTCAGCAGTGGCAGTCTCATCAGCAACTTGCTGCTTAGTGGCTTTGCGAACTTTAGTCTGTGCTTCTTGACGGCGGCGCACAGATTCAGACCGGCGCTTTTCTTTCTCGTACTGTGCAACCTTCTGCTCCATGAACGCCACAGATTCTGGGGACATGTTTGCACGAACCCACGCAGCAGCATTTTTAGCATGCACCCCGCCTTGCCCTAAGAAAAATGCAGCCTCTGCTTCGTTACTAAACGCTGGTTGAGGGCCATTGGGGTGGTTCTCAAACGCTTTCATTTTGGCGTTGCGATACGCCGTGGGTTGATACACCAAGTCGTTGGCAATTGAATCCAACGCAAGCGGAACCGTTACTTTGCCAAAATAGGCTTTTGCATCCTTACCCTGCTCATCCAGTTTCACGCCTCGTTGTCCTAACTTGGCATGCACAATATCTTGGTCTGAAACAGTTACTGTTGGGGTTCCAGCGGTTGGTGCTTCTTGTCCTTGCGTTTCTGTTTGCTGGGTTTTAGTGGTCGTAGTGCCATCAGTTGCGATTCCTTCATTTACTGTAGTGGACTGCTGTCCTTCTCCGTCAGTAGGTTGTTCAGTAGTTGTTCCAGTAGATACCATTCCACCGGGTTCAGTTCCTTCAGTGGTTGTGGTGGTGCCTCCTGTATCGGACTTGCCAGCCATGCCAGCGCTTCCTCCAGCTGATGGGGCGTTAGGTCTTGTAACATTAGGTGCTCCAAATGCAAATGTTCGTGTTTGCTCTTGCTGTTTCTGCTTTGTGGGAGAAAGCGTCTCTGCTTTCATTTCAGCACGTGCCGCAGCGACCTCTTTGGGGTCAAACGTACTGATGATGTCATCGTAGGCAGCGGGGTCGATGTTACCCATGAAGCTGGGGTTCTCCAGCGTCTGAATAAATTTACGGCGACCATCGGCAGTATCAAGGTCAGTGCCAAGCAACTCCATGCCAACCTTAGAACGGTCAGACACCTTAAGATTTTTTAGAGTGTCAACAGTAACTGGGTCACCGGGGACGTTTGTAGCTACAGGCCCAAACGCAAACTGACGGGTAGCCGCTTGCTGTTCTGCACGTTGTTGTTCTAGCCCCGGCTTGTACATTCCACCAGTACCGGGCGTGGGGGGCACTTTGGCAAACGCACTACCTTCGGCTTTCTTGGCATCAATCTCAGCTTGCTTGGCTTGTTCAGCAGCAACTTCTTCCTGTGCCGCTTTGATCTTTTCTTCCAATTCAGCATACGCAGGAGAGCCGGGACGCGCCTGATCCATACGCGCTTGTAATGCTTGCAACTCAACTTGTCGCTGGTTGAAGTCAGGCAGACCCGCAAAGGTTTGAGTTAGCTCCGCTTCACGCTGTTTACGGGCAGCTTCGATTTGTGCTTCGTATTCAGCAGCTTTCTCGGGTGTAAGTGTGCCAGCCGCCTTCTCAGCTTCATACTGGGCTTGCAGTGCTTCTTCAGCTTCTTTGGTGTTGCGGTATTCTTTACGTGCAGTAAGACCTTGGCTTGTGCCACCGACAGTACCAAACGCGCCGCCACCGATTGCACCTTTGACAAACGATTCTTTGAAGCGCTGAATGTTCTCTGGGTCTAGCAAACCTTTGGTACTACCAGCAACTTGTTCAGCAGCGGCATTGATAGCCTCTTGCGCGGTTTCAGTTAGACCTTCAGCACCTGCGGTCTTAACAGCTTCTTTGCCGATGTACTTCCATACTTTAGGTGCAGCACCGGAGTCTTTGACCAACTGCTCAACAACCTTCATCTTGCCGTACTTGCCCAAGTTGTCCATCACTTGGCCCGGAACCACAGAATCTAAGAGCGATGAGATGCCACCAGCAAGGGCAGCAATCCCCGGCTCCATCTTGTTGGTTTCTTTGTAGATGCTTTCAAACACTTCAGGAGCGTTCTGGGCAAACGACCCAAGATACACACCACCATACATTGCACGGCGACCAGCAGTCTCAGCGGTTTTTTCAACAGCAGCTAGACCAGCACGGGACACAGGGCCAGCCGCTTGTGCGGCACGAAGCGCACTTTGACCAGCCAACCTAGCGCCAACAGCTTCCGCACCAATACCGGGAATCATGGCGGTCAGTGCAGTAGGGCCAAGTTCACCCAAAGTTTCTGCGCCGTATTGCAGTGCCTCATAAGGACTGCTAATTTCTTCATATGACTTGAACTGTGTGGGGTACTTACGCTCTAGCTCCGCACGTGATGCGGCAGCTTCACCCATTTGTTTTTTGGCGTAGTCTTCAAAACCAAGCGCAGATGCGCCCATAGCAGGAAGGATGTCGCCCAAAGCGATACCTGTTTCCCCCATGCCACGCATAAACCCCCGCCCAAGGAGGGTGCCAATCCCTACATCGGGTTTTGGAATCTTAAAATCGTATTTTTTAGAAAGCGTTTCAACCTGCTGCTGAAACTCTTCTGGCGATAAGTTATCGTCAAAACGTACTGGGCCGAGTTTGGGCAGGGTGATGATCATGGGTTAGTCCGTTGCTTTGATCAGATCATTGAAAGATGGGATTTGAGGCCCCCCGGCACCACCAAGCAATTGAGGAACCGTAGTTTCCATGAAACGGTTACGAGCATCCGCAATTTCTTTTTGAGCATCAGGATGGTTCAAATTACCATATCGTTTCACTAAGTCACGTACAAGTATGTTGTATGCAGAGTCGTTTTGGAAAAGTTTTGCGGCTTGTATTTGTGCGCCAGCCAACTTAGCTTCAGCCGCTTTGTTACCAGCGGCAATTTGGTTTTTAAGTAGATCAAGTTTTTCTTGACCAAGTTGAAGTTGTTGTTTGGCAATCGCTCCAGTTTGAGCAAGGTGTTCTTTTTGAAGCCCTAAATTGGCAAGACCCAATATGCCCGACTGTTCTTGTTGAGCTTTTCCAAGTATGCCTTGCTGTAAAAGTTGAGTGCGTTGCAATGAGTCGGTGTTACCGTAATGAGCACCCTGCATCGAGAACTGGGCACTTGCACGAACATCATCAGCCGCACGGCTACCCGCAGCTTGAGCAGCTTGATAGTTGCCTTTCTTGGCAGCAACTTTTTGTTGCTCTAAGTTGTCACGTGCATCTTCCAGCCTGTCCTTGGCAACGCGATTTGCGGCTTCACCACGAATAAGTTCATCTACACCGGAAGCCATGCCTTCACCGAGATTCACGGAACCAAAAGGAGACGTGCCACCAAAAGTTTTAAGGCCACCTTTGAGGAGTGCCATCCAACGACCGATTTCAGTTTCTTTTTGCAGACCAGTTTCACGTTTGCCAAGTCTAGCTTCACGTGCTTCAAAGCCCGGTTTATCAAAACCTTCCAACTCTTTTTGAGTTGCTTTGACCGCCTCTTCCGATGCGCTTTTCATGTTCTCTGGCAGTTTGGCTGTAAACGTGCTGTAGTCAATTAGCGCTGGTGCCTGTGGCAATGTAACCGTAGGCAGTGTTGGCATCTTAAAACCACTTGCACCGGGAATGGTGGACGGTGTTTGTGGTGGTGTTTGTGGCGGTGTTTGCGGGTTTACTGCGGGAGCAGTAGTAGGGTTTTTATCCAGTGTGTATAAATTATTGGCTACAAATGGTTTAGGCAAAACATCTTGTTCAGTAGGTGCAGCAGGAGGTTGAGGTAATGCAAAACTAGCAGTTGCAAGTCCTTTTTCTCGTTGCAAAGCCTCCATTCGCGCACGCTCTACAGGAGTTAAATTTGCATAGGGGTCAAACAGTTTGCCAAGAAGACCAGCAGTTGAACCCCCCACTTGAAACCGTGGTACAGAACCACCTTCGTCAAACGCAATGATGCCGCCACCCGCGTATTGTTGGGGAAGGTTAGTACGAAGGCGGTCAACACCAGCCAAAACTTCTTCTGCAATCGGAGTCTGTTGTTGGGGGCCAGCAGCCGCTGCCCGCATTCTTTGGTCTTCCTGCATTTTTTGCTGGATTAACGGAATGCCAATGTAGGCGGGTATAACTCCTACTTGCACTCCATGTTTTAACTCATCAACTGAGTACTTGGATGGGTCAGCCATTACTTTTTGCACAATACCAGACATGGCTACTCCTTATTTGATGGGGTTCATTGCGTTATACAAGCCCAAACCGGCAATACCTGTCATACCTAAACCAGCAATTTGAGAGGTCAAATTAGGCGCAGGAATATTAGTGACGTTACCAGTAGAACTAACCGGTAAACCAGACAACATGCCGCTGAGATACTGCAACTGCTGCTGCGGATACATCTTTTGATTTTGCAGGTTTTGCATAGCTTGGTTGATAACAGCCTGCTGATTGGTTTGCTGTTGCTGACCAAATTGATTTTGCAATCCTGCAATACCTTGCTGTGCTGAAAGCTGCTGCGAACCTAACGTACCTAAAGTGCCAGCGCCTTGGAGAGCGGTACCGTATGCACCCTGCTGACCTTGAATGCCAGCACCATAACCTTGGATGCCAGTTTGCAAACCTTGCATGGCTTGTTGCTGTGCCGCAGCTTGCTGTGCTTGGGCATTCTGAAATGCGCTCTGTGTGCCAGACGCTTGGATACCTTGCAGGTTACGTTGCAACTCAGCGTTGGCTTGATTGCGACTAAGCACATCGCCCACACCACCAAACATACCCTGACGCGCTGACTGGGCTTGGCGGGTTTGATCTGCAATTGCCGCTTGGCGTTTAGCTTGTTGCGACTGTACGTCCACCACATTCTGCATGTAGGGCGACATGTATTGCTGAGTAATGGCTGGGTTGGTCAGGTTTTGACCATACTGCTGACCTTGTTGGACAGCCTGCATACCGAGGTTTTGAAGACCTTGAGCCTGACCAGCCGTGCCAAGCAAGCCATAACCAGCCGTCTGACCAATATCTGTAGCGGTACCAAATTGACCGGGGGTCTGCATTTGACCGGCAGATTGATAGGCTTGCTGTTGTAACCCGCTAGGCCCAGCTACCGCCGCTTGGGCTGCTGCTTGTTCGCCCGGCCCCATACCTGCCGCATATTGGGAACCAGCTACAGGTGAACCAAACGCCTGATAAGGATTGATGCCGGTAATCTGATTGCTTGTGGGGTCAACATTAAACACCTGCTGCTGTGCGGCACCCAGCATGGAGTTCACATAATTCTGTGCAAACGGTGATACGCCCGCTGTGGTTGTTGACGTTTGTTGTGCGGAACCGGTACTCATAGGTACTCCTTAAAGAACTTTTGGTACATGACGCTTTGCACGTTGTACCCGTGGTCTTGAACAATTTTCTTCCAGCCGGGACGGCCAATAAACTCTACGCCAGCACAACCGGATTTCTTGGCAACATCTTCTGCTATGTCCATCATCTGACTGTCTACCGCATCCAGTACCCGTCTCCATTGCACAGTATTGAACCGTCAGCATTTTGGCTTGCGGATATTGTTTGACCTCTACGCCAAAGAAACCGTGTATGGTTGTTTCCTCATGCACGACCCACAATTGAAGCAGGTCATTGAGCATAAGGCGTAGTAAATCATCAACAGATACGCGCCCGTCAGACCACTGCTCAGACTTGGTTAAGTATGGCAAAAGCGCTGGTATAAGTCCAGATATTTGCCCGACAGGGACGTAAGAAATCTTCATGTTGGCAGGTATTTTGCCGCTTTAGTATTGGTAGCTACGGCGTCTTTGCCAATTGTCTTGCGGCGGGCATGCTGAATTCTATCCATCATGGCGTAAAGCTGACGGGCACCAGCCTCTGTAGAACCGTTACCAAGTTCAGACACGATGCGGGCTGGAATCACAAACTCGCCATCAGCCAAACGGGCAGGCTGCTTGTTGCCAATCATTGCAGGGATGCTGTCAGATACCCCATCACCGGGGCCGCGCAGCAGACGACCACCATCAGAATAACTACCCAAATCAGTGATGCCGCCCGTTGCCATAGATACTGTGGGGAACGACTTAGACTGCCAGTCAAACCCTCTGTTGGAATCTGATAAATCCACGGGGTTGCCGCCCACGGTTAAGTTACCGCTTTGGCCCAAAGTAGCGATGCCACCATCTGCATACGGCTTGTAACGGGTAGGCGTATAGCTGGAACTCAAACCAGCCAACATATCTTTTTGGGGCGCAGATGTAGGTGCCTGCTGCTGTTGTCCGCCACCAAGCAAAGAAGAAACCCCCGCACCACCCAAAGCACCGAGCAGCCCAGACAAGGTATTTGTCGATAAACCAGTGGCTTTAGCGGCAGCGTCAATAAGGCTTGTTCCACCGGGTACTACGGGCGTAGTAGGTGTAACTGGTGTGGTGGGTGTAACTGGTGTGGTGGGTGTAACGGGAGCAACCGATGTAGTGGGTGTAACGGGAACAACAGGCGTTGGTGTAATAGGAACATATCCCGGAACAGGAACTGGTCCATTTGGCCCCAAACCATAATCAGCCATCATTTTTGTAAGGTCTGCGTTTTCAGCTGCTTCTAAACCAGCCAGACTGCTAACCCCAGCTGTGAGTGCTCCAGTAGCGCCTAATCCACCCAAATATTCGCCACCTAAAGCAGCAGCATTGGTAATGCCTCCGGTAAGAGCGCCAGTTTGTCCTAAACCGCCTGCATATTCGCCGCCAAGCAAAGCAGCATCAGAAATACCAGCGCCTGCTCCAGCTCCTGCACCCCCCAACAAACCCGCTTCGTTAAGGCCATAAGCGGCAGCTGCAATAGGAGCAAGGGTTCCAAAGAGACTATTATGTCCAAAGAAACCTCCACTAAGGAAGCCTCCGTTATCGGTAATTAACGATCCATATTTTTTTGTTTCTACAGGATTACCAGCGGCATCCCAAGATTTATATACACCCGCTCCTGTAGGATTTTTAGGGTCAATTGGAATGTTTTGCGAATACATCGTTGGCTGACCATTGTCATCTGGATTAAAACCAATGACATCGGAAGGCAAACGAGATACATCTAACTTATTGCTACTTACATTTTCAGAAGGAGAAACATGATAAGTAGGTTGAGCCGCTTGCAGCTGAGGTGCAACTTCTTGTGGAAGAGTGGCAATCCCTTGAGCAGGCGAACTAAAAAATTTGCTTGTGTCGATACCCAAGTTAGCAAGAGAACCCTGCTGAATTTGCTGGTCGGTAAAGCCTTGCTTTCGTGAAGCATCAATGGCAGCTTGAATTTGTGCGTCGGTGTAGGCCATGATTTATACCTTTTATCAATAAAGTGCTGAGACAAATGTTGCGGTAAGAATAACGGCGGGGGATACTGGATGCACGGGCGCTGTTCCGGGCGGGTAAGTACCAGCTACTGTGTCTCCAGAATCTGAAGCCATCATTAACTGAATATAATCACCAGCGTTTACAGGCGTAACTAAGTTCCAAGCTGCGATAGTAGCGCCTAAAGTGGTGCCGGGGCCAAGAGGAACGGTTGTAATTCCAGCCGTATTTGGAATGTCAACCCCGTTTTGCCTAAACCAAAGAGTTACGTTATCTATTGCACTTTTAGCGTTTAAAAGTTGAAGGCTAAATTGAAGGTTGTAATACCCAGCAACAGCAAAAATAATCTTGCTGCTATCTGCGGGGTCTAAAGATATTTGATTGCTGGTATCTGTTGTATCGTATGGAATAGCTAAAGCCGTAGTTGCGGAAGGCACTGCCTGAGCTTCCGTTACATAAAGACCTGCGGCGTGTGAAGCACCTGATGAACCATACTGCGATCTAGTAATACCCGTAAATGTAGTGGAAGTTTTGCCCGTATAACTAATTAATTCTTTTTGGATAAGGATAGTCCCCGCAGAGGCAAACCCGGCAGTTGAACCAACAACAATAGTCGCGGTTGAGCCTGAAGTCGGTATGGCGTTAGTTAAAGTTGTATACCCGTCTTGATGAAACGCCCCATAAGGGAACTGAAGCCCGGAACCGTTGATTACACCACTGCCTACTTTTAGCCGAGCAATAAAGTCATCAAGACGGTTGAAGTACAAACGCAAGACGTTGGCAAACTGATCCTGATACCGACGATCCCACTGGTCTGGTGCAAGTGGTAAGTTAGGCGCAGCAATCTTGTCGATTGCGTAATCGGTGGTGACGATCTTAGTGGTCATCGACGGCCATCCGGTCTGATGTCAATGCGGGGCGCACCTAGCTGCCAAGAGGTGTTAACTTGATTAGAGCCAATTTTGAAGATCATCTGACGGCCACGGAAGCGCGTGTAAATCTGCCCCGTAAATTCTTCGGTGATGTAGTAGGTGCTGCTGCTCTTGACCGGCTGCTGTGCATCACTGGTCACACCCGAGCCTGAGTTGGTCAGGCCATACAACTCCATCGTGACTTTGGGTGCGTCATTGGCAGGAGAGTTGGTGGAGTTATTGAACGTCAAGTCTGGCAGGATACGCCACACAAAACCAAAGTTGTGACCGTCGCCAATATCAAACTCAGATGAAGAGATGTAGGCGTTGATGGGTAAGGTTGTACCCGTCTCGTTGTCGTTGATGCCAAACTCTTGGTTCACAAGGTTCTTGGTGTAGGTGGCAGCTACCGGATAATCCCTTAGACCGGAGTCCAACCAAGCGGTTCGCGCCATCGTGCCGTAGTACCAAATTTTCTCAACGTAGTTGTAGACCACATAGCTGTCCACTGTGTACGAATTGGCAGAGCAGTAGAACCACCAGACTTCGTTAAAGCCCTCGTTGGTACTGCAAAAGATTTGCTGCGCTTGTCCAAGGTTGATGTTAGAGAACACAAAGCGGCGCAGGTCACAGTTTAGAGTCTGAACACGACCGTCATACATGTAGAACTTATCCACACCCATCCAGTACACAATACCCGATGCAATGATGGCTGCATTAGGGCCAGCGAT